ATAAATTCCGTTACCCCGCCGAGGACGTCCGCGCTGACGGAATATAATTCTTTAAGTGTCGGCGTATACGCGTCGCCGATCGCGATTCTAAGGTTGTTCTGCGCGTTTTGCAAAAGAACGAGCTGGTTTTTTGTCGTGTCGTACCTGATTGCCGCTGATTCGGAAAGCGCGATGTTTTCTCTCCACGCCTCATTTCCAAGCTCCAAGGCGTCTCTTAAGAGATCGCCCGCGCTCGCCGTCCTCGCAAGAGAGTCACGGAGCCGGGTTTCGTTTATGCCCAGTTCATCAATCAGCGCGATTGTGCTTTTGCCGTGACGCTCCAGATCGCTCAGTCCCTCAATAAACGTCACCAGAGCGCTGGCCGCGTTTTCTTTGTAAGCCACCGCGAATTCCTGCGCGGACACGCCGGCAATACGCGCGAAGTCTTCCAGTCTTTCGTTGCCGACTTCCACGGAAACCGTCATTTCGTTTATGATTTTTGAGAAAGAGGATCCGCCAGCCTGAGCTTCAACACCCATCGACGCGAGCGCGCCGGCAAGAGCGACAATTTCCCCGGTTGTCATTCCGGCCTGATGACCCGCCGCCGCGAGTCGCGGGGCCATGTTCGCGATTTCGTTGTCCGTCGCGGACATGCTGTCGCCTATTTCCAAAAAGGTAGAGCCGAGCCGCTCGAAATCCTTTTGTGATATCTGCGTTATGTTCGCGAATTTGGCGAGATTCATCGCCGCTTCTTCGCTTGTGAGCGTGGTAGTCACGGCCATCGCCGACATGACACGGGAGAACTCAATCACGTTCTCTTTTTCGATGCCAAGCTGTCCGGCCATTTCAGCCAACTTCGCGAGTTCAAGAACCGGTACCGGAATATCTGTCGCGAGGGCTTTCAGCTCCTTTCCCATCGCCGCGAGTTCCGCGCCAAAAGTGTCTGTTGTCGCGCTTGCGGCGGCCATCGCGCCCTCGTACGACATAGCGGCGTCCGCGCACTCGGAGAAAAGGCCGTATATCTCTTTGAGCGCTTTTGCCAATCCCGCCGCGAGAACCGCCTGATGGATCGCTGTAAAGGCGCTTACGGACGCGTCACCGAACTTCCGGGCCTTTTCGGCGGCATCTTCCTGGGCGCGCTTGATTTCGTCTGTTTTGACTTTGAGTTGCGCGCTCGCGGCGCTGAGATTGCCCGTATCAACTCCGGCCTCGCGTAGCGCCGCGCTCATTTGCTCAAGTTTTCGCGTCTTCGTTTCCAGCGAGTCGCTTGTTTTGTCGATCTGCTGTTGTTTCTCGAGCAGTTTATTCGCGAGGGCGGAAGAATATTCTCCCGCCTCGTCCATTTCTTTTTTGATGTTGTCGTACTGTTGCTGGAGTGTTTCAAGTTTTTTCTGAGTGTTTTCGGCGGCCACCTGCTGTCTCTGGTAGGCCGTTATGTCAGATTGTGTTTTCGCGAGGGCTTGAATTTCCTTTTGCATGGAAACAAGCTGCTGCTGCGCTTTCGTGAACGTGCTTGTGTAACCGCTGCCGAGTTGCGCGTTCAGCGAAAATCGCATATCGTATTCTTTTCTGCTTGCCACGTTCTCCGCCCCCTCGACGCTTATTTGTTCTTTCGCAAACGCTGAATATAATTGCTGTCCCTAATCCAGTCGCCAAATTGGGCGAGCGGAAGGGACAGCCAAAACGATACCGGTGTGTTGTTTGTTCGCGCCATGATAAGGCAGTTTCGGCGGATCCATCGGCCACCGTCGCCAACAGTTATTCCACCGCCATTAAAAAAGACCGCGCCCTGCTTTTGATTCTTTTGAAATCTTTGACGGGCATGAGTTTCAGCGCGTCGGATCCGATTTTCTCCGCGCAGGCTTTCGCGGCGAAACGGATTATATATTCTCCGTTGAATTCTTCCGCGATTACCGCTCTGCCGAACACCTGAAGAATCTCTTCCTCGATATCGAGACTGTCGCCGCCGTTTAAACTGTCCCAATCAAAGCGCAGTTCGGTGTATGTCTTCCCCATGTAGGAAAACGGTTTGCTGAATGTGTGCGTGTACGTGTCTTTGCTCTTTTCCGCTTCTTTTTCCGCCGCGGCGAATTCGTCAGGGTCAATGCCCGCTTTTTCAGTATTATCGCTCATAATAAGCTCCTTTCATTTTCGCGCCTCGTTGGGCGTTACTTACCGAGCGCCCTCCGCACAGGCGCGCCATAGTCGACTCCGTTGATGATGTCAATATAGTTGAGCTGATCGAGCTCGTCGACTTTTTCGCCGTTGATGTACGTCGCCCAGTACCGCACCGAAAACGCGAGCGTCGTGTCACTTTTTGACGCGGGGGCGATGGTGCCGCCGGATTTGCTTTTGGGCACGACAACGAAAACGTGTTTTGCGCCTTCTTGTACAAGCCGGCCTTGTACGCGATCCTCGTTCTGTTGCGCGATGCGCAACTCAATCGTATGCCGCCGCGGTTCGCGTAGGCGGGCGACGCGCTTTGAGTACACCGGAAAAACCATTTCAAGCGTCAAGGCGTCGTATTGCCCCGGAATAGGCACCTCGACGTCGCCGCCGATGCCCGCGCCGGCCATCGTGACAGACTTCTGATTTTTATCAGGCAACTTGACGGACGCCATGCCGACAAATTCGTCGCCTTCTTCATACACCGCGAAGTCAATTGTTCCAACTTCAAACATTTAGCTTCCTCCTTTCTTATCCCCCGAACGCCGCCGCGAGAGCCTTCGCGTCATATTCGAGAATAAAACGACCCTCCTTGAACGGCGGCGGCGGCGTTATGAACACGCTGAACTTGATGACTCCGGCAAGCAGGGACGTTGTCGGATTTTCGGCCGGGTTTATCTCGGCCCGCGCGCCCAGAAGACACCCGGATCCGACAAGACCGTTGAGCCATATGTTGCAGGTGTCGAGAACGCTGTCTCTCAAGCGCCCGTTCATAGGGTTGTCGAGCCTTGTCCAGAAAGTGCGGATAATCGTGTTACCGACCCAGTCAAACATACGCGAGACCGGAATGAACATATCCTTAACATCGTTGTTGGCCGGATAGCAGGCTGTGTAATTTCCCCAGCACGTAAGACCGGTAAGGAAGCGAAGCGCCGTGACAACGCCCCGCGCCTCGAGGATGTTCGCTTGTTGGTGTGTGAGCGATACAGACCGCCCAGACGCGAGTATGATTGAGTCGCATTCGTATGGCTTGCTCGATGGCGTTTCATGCGGCATGCCCCCGTTTTTTCCGTCAACCGTCGCCATCACGCCGGCGACGTGCGTGCTCATGTGGAACTTACGCTCGCCAAGCCGCAGCATTGGCCAGCACACGATCAGGTTTTCGTCCACGAGGTTGTTGTTTGACTTGAGGCTGATCGCCTCCGTGTATGTTGTGGCTCCGCCCGGTTCTTCGGCGCTCAAGTCGATAATCGCTTTCGCCCTGAACAATCCATTTATGCCGGCCGCCTTTGTCGCCATGACCGCCGCGACGGTCGTGTCCTTCGAGTATTTAGGCGCGCAAATGAGGTCGGGCGCGACCCCGAGGCTCGTTACGCACTTCTCAATGTTCTCCATGCCGGCCGCCACAACATTGTTCGTGACCGATTCAGGCTTGACCTCCCTGTAGGCGATATTCAGCGTTTCCGCGCCATACGCGGCCCCGTCAGCGAGTACCTCGACGTAAAGGTTTTTGTCATGGTAGTACGCGCTGTAGTCTGTTCCGCTTACAAGCTCGTCCCCGTCCGCGGCGACCTTTACAACGAGCGTTTTATCGTTGATGGCTTCCGCGGGAAGTTTCGCTCTCCTGTCTTCTACCGGCATATCGGCCGCCGCATTGGCCGACGACATGGTCTTCGCGTCAAGCAAATTGCAGAACACGACCGGGCTCCTGCCGTACAACACGAAATGCGAATACATAAACTCGCACAGATTGTACTTTTCCCAGTCTTCCGAGTACCCGAGTTTCTCTTCCGCCTCCTCAAAAGTTGTTATCAATACCGGCTCCCCGACCGGCGCGGGAGCGGGAGCGCTTTGGATTGGTGACGCGCCCAGCACAAACGCGATACTCACAGGCGCTACGATCGGCACGCTTACGCTTGTCGCGCGCTCGTCGACATAGATGCCATGATTGTCA